CTCAACATAGTTGAGATAAAGCGGGATCTTGTCCCGAGCTGCTAGCTTCCAACGTCCTCCTCCCGAAAGGGTTAGTGAGAAACCTTGAGATAACACTCTAATCTGGAGTGCTCTCAAGGGACGATAGCTAAAGTGGTTGAGTATTATCACTCTACAAGGGGATTCTATACCCTTGTAGTCTCATCGAGTTCCGTCCCAAATACATTTAATTTAAATAACATGAAAATGAAATCTAAACTAAACGTTAAGGAACGTAACCTTCGGAGAAAGAGCAAGCAACATGTCTTCTTAGATGTCTACAAAGACATCTATAAGTATGGTGCGTTGCTCGTGTGACTTCTCGGAAATCGAGATGCACGGGCTGAGGCTATGATCCTCATCAACCGGATTCGTCATTTATACAAGACGAATGGTTCTTTATTTACAGTAATGTATCTTAAAGAATCCCACCGGTTGGTGATGAAAGCCTTAGCTGGACAACCGGAGAAGTGTGAACCACCTCTCCGAGTTGCCACTCGAAGGGGGCTACCTCTTATTATTCCTGGACATCTCCGTATCTCAATAGAGAACCGAGAGCCAGGCGTGGTAAGACTAGTCTTGTCCATAATCACAGTTTATAGAGTGCTAAAGGCGCCCCCTAAACTGAAACTTTCGACGATTACAGATCCATTTTCAGGTCTGTGATCGGAGTTACCCATAAACGAATTAAAGTTCGTTCATGAGAACAGGTTCAAAGGGTTTATACCCGAAGTACCCGAACGTTTCTGAATCTGGAAGCTGAAAGGCTTCCGATTCGAACAGGGGGGAACGCTTTTGCCTCTATTATCAGCGGGACCCAACGTTAAGGTGTCTCTTGTAGGAGCACTTCTTGATGCCTTGGCATTATCAGAAGAGCCCAACTTACTTGAGGCATTCAAAACGGTCACTCAATATACAGGTTCCAATTTATGGAAACTGTACGAGAGTGAAACGGGTCACTTTGATACTTTCAAGCGAAAGTGTACGCTGAAAGGATTACTTTCGAATCTAAAGCTTGGTAAACTGGCTGAAAAGCTTGAGCCAGCTGGTAAAGTTCGGGTGTTTGCAATAACAGACATCTGAACTCAATCAGCACTCAAGCCATTTCATAAGTTTATATTCTCTATCCTGAAGAATATTCCTCAGGATGGTACCTTTGATCAGTATGCTCCTATTCGGAGACTACTGGACAAGGGCGTCAAGAATATATATTCTTATGATTTAACAGCAGCTACCGATAGACTCCCTATTGATCTTCAGAAACAGATCATCAGTTTGGTTATTGATGAAAAGTTTGCTGAGGCCTGGGCCACCCTACTTGTAGGGCGTCCCTGGTATCATAAGGGCGTTCCATTGCTTTATGCCGTGGGACAGCCTATGGGAGCCTATTCGAGTTGAGCTATGCTAGCCCTAACCCACCATTACATCATCCAGATCGCTGCTCGTAGAGCAGGGTGAAAGATGTGGTTCCCTGACTATGCCGTCTTAGGAGACGACGTCGTCATTGGAAATAGTGAAGTAGCCAAAAGCTACCTTACTATAATGGAGGAACTTGGGGTAGGTATAAATCTCTCTAAATCCTTAGAATCTAGCTGCGGGTTGGCAGAGTTTGCCAAACGCCTTCTTGATTCTAATACCGACTTTTCGGCTATTGGACCCAAGAATGTGTTAGCGGTCATTCATGACCGTGGACAAATTCCGAGCCTTTTCCTCGATCTAACTCAGAAAGAGGGGGAAGTTCGCAGCCCCAGTGAAATAGAAAGTCTCTTTGACTCATTTCCACCGCAACTTTCGTTGCGTGGTCATGCGAAGAAGAACCTTTTATGAAACATAATCGGTCCCTTCGGGGTCATTAGAGGAGGAGGGTTAGCACCATTTCTGGAAACTAACTCGCTATCTCCTAGTGACTCCAAGTCATTAATGGACGCTTTCGATTACGTACTAAATCTCCTTATAATACAAGAGTATTATTCGGTGAAAGCACGGAATACGTTAGCGTACCACGAAATGATAAGGGGCGGGAAAGGTATGATCTGATCAGACGGGTGAGTCAAACTTGACAAACCCAACTGGTTTGATCGCCTTCCCCTTGACGGTTTACCTTCGACTGAGAATATCATGAAACAAATATCGTATAAGATGTTTGATTCAATGAGACCTCTCGAGGTAAAGTGACCAGAGCACATATATGAACTTACATATGATCATATGTATGAGTATATCCAGGCTCGTATACAGGATCTAGAGAATTATATTCCCATAGATAATGTATATCGTTACGGAGACCGGCGAGAACCGGCCTCAGCCAACCGATTTGTAATTTACAAATTGGTGGCCGCGCAACTGTGATCCATGGACCCTGCCGTTGCATTACGTATCGTTCGTTGGGATTCCCGTGTTCCTCAAGACATTGAGGAGCAGCTGGGGCCCAGCGAAAGCGAATAGAACGGAGCTCTTGGTCTTGGCTGCTTCCCCTACCGAACCGGTTTAAGGTTCTCCTGAGCGTTAGCTCAGCCCTTGTCCTCAGCGGGACTTGGGTGGAGAAACTTAGATTGACTAAGTAGGGATAGGCTGCAAGAGATAGAAAGGAATTTGTGAAAATCCCGATCTACCAAGCAGGAGCCAAACCGTCTGTTTGTAACGTGCCTGCCTGATGGAGTCCTGTCGTCTGCCTGCCTGGTTTAGTGGCCAGGTTGGGTAGGCGGCCGTGAGGCCATACCACCGTTTGAAGCGAAAGGATTCGCTCCATCGGGGTAACCCGGGCAACATATCCGTGAGGATATGGCGTCGATACTTCTTCGACAACGAGAGGTCATGCAGTTATGACAC